TACTTCGTTCTTCGTTAGGTATCTATAAACGTCTTCCAGTTCTCCTACAGTTATATTGGTTCGTTTCTTGTTTAGTTTTTTCCATCCCTCTATGGCTCTGACCATGGACAAAGGAATGTAGCGAAAGGTGTTGTGTGAAAAAGGAACCCCCTGGTCAATAAGTCTTTTACGAACGTCATAGCCTTCGCTGTCCCCGTTAAGCATGTAGTCGCAAGAGGCTAGAACCAACCACTCTCCCTGGTCCATAGGTAATACGTTCACAGAAGGCAGGCGCTCAAACCTTCCTTCCTCGTCTCTAGGCAAATAGCTTTTGCTTTGTCGGCGCTCGATACGTCCAGCAATTTTCTCAGCCACGGTGTGTACTTTTTTAGGAACACGGAAAGATTGATCGAGGACCACGGTCCTACCCTTCATGTCAATAAAGCGATCGGGCCTTGCTCCGTTCCATTCATAGATGGCTTGGTCATCGTCACCCGCGATGTAAGAAACGGGGACCACGGACATAAGTTTTTCTATCAAACGCCAATTCAGTTCCGCTAAGTCTTGGGCCTCGTCAACAATTAAAACATCTAAGGGTGGTACTTTGCCTTTGTTGAGAAACTCATTAATCATATCGGCAAAGGAAAAGATCCCTTGTTCTTCTCTGTACTGAGCCCAGGCTCTATCAATAGCTTCTAGCATGGGAGGAACAATCTTTTGTCTTTGTTTAACCGGGGTCTTAAGTCGTTCAGTGCTGACCGACCTACAGTTTGCCTTAGCGTTCTCAATGATCTGAAAGTAGGGGTCTTCCAACATGGCTTCCAAAGACTTATGGGTGTTCCCGTGATAATGTTGGGTTAAAGGAAAACTATACGCTTCTAAAAACTCTTTAACATCTATGCCTTCCATAACCCGAGTAATGCCCATGGCTCTTTTGCAAAAGGCATGGCTTGTGCAAAAATAAACAAGGTCTTCCTTAGCAAAACCAAAACGACTACGGGCTCTTTGCTTTCCTTCTTCCGCGGCTTTAACAGAAAAAGAAATAAAGGCTATGCGATCGGGAGCAGTGCCTTGGTCGAGGTGTTCTTCTATCTTTTTCAGTAGGGTGGTGGTTTTGCCTGTGCCGGGAGGGCCAAAAAACTTATCAACACTACTCATCTTCCCAATCCTTTTTTGGTTTGTTCAGTTTAAAATCGTCTGCACTCACGTTCAGCGCTGTATTGTCCTCGGTTTTTAAAACCCAGACAGAAGTGTTTCCTGCACTTTTGTCGATGTACTTTACCGCTGTTGTGGCCCCTAGTGCTTTTAGTTCGCTGTAGACTTCGGCTTCTTTAATCCCTTTCATGCCTTTGAAATCTCGAATATATTTTACCAAATCTCTGCCACGAAACCACCATTCATGCGTGTCTTCTTCCTCGTTTCGATAAACCGCACTCGCTAAAAGGGCGACCTTTGCAGAAGACTCTGTGTTTTTACAGAACTCTGCGATAGCGTCTTGCAACAACCCGGATTTTGTCATATCGGGAGGCACTTCGATTTCCTGTACGTTTTGTAGAAGTTGGTTGAGTCGTGCCACCCAATCTTTCTTCTTTATGTCGGGAGGACATTGGTTCAACACGTCCATGCAGCGCTGTTGATACAACGCAAAGCTGTGGAGTTCCCGTGTTTCGAGAATCAATGTCTTGCCGTCTATGTCTAAGTGCCATAAGGGAGGGTCCGTCAGATATTTTCTGAGGCTAGTGGGAATGACCTCTTGTTCAGAGGGGTCAATCCCGTATCGCCTAGTTATGCAAACACCACTTTGGCAATGGTTTACCAAGGGCGGTGTGGTACACTTGTAACGATAGTCCGATTTCTCAAGACTATTCATTAAGGCGTTCAACTCAGTGTGTGACAGGGGCTTGTGACACGCTGTTTTGTTCACCTCCTGAAGTTTGTCGCGCCATTCATCGCTTTCCGGGTGCAGTTTTTTAAACAGCACGCCGTAAGAGAAAAGAGCGTCGTTGCGGGTGCCTTCAGGTATCCCGTTTAGCTTCATGTGTACCAAACACGGTGGTGCCTGGTCCCAGAAGGACTCTTTCAAACCCTCCCCGTTAGCCTTTCGGCTTTTCTTTATTGGTTTAATTTCATCAAGCTCTTCCTCTGTGATAGAGGCTCGCTTGACCGTTCTGATGAATTGTTCCGGGCTGAGGGACTCTCCCTTTTTATTTAGGCCACAACGCGCGGACTCCTCTCCGCCAAAATAAGGCATGTTTAACCAGTTCCCTGTTTGTTTGGTTCCCTGCTTTTCTTCTTGTTTGCTCCATTGATATTGTTTGGGAAAAATCTCGTCTCCCGTTCGACCCATGGCCGCGGCAATTTCTTCCAGTTTGCTTTTAACTTTGATTGCTGGCACTTGTTTTTTAGTAAAGAGAAACAAATGCACCCCGCCCGATTTGGTCAGACAGGGGACCAAGGGCAGTTGCATGTCTTTAATGAGTTTTTGTAGGTAGTCTATGTCAACCGGGTATTCGTCCACGTCTATGCAACCCCACTGACAGGTCTCATCATCGGTGATCGGGATGACCCCGAGAGAAATTTCTCCGTTTAAGTGTTGTTGCCATTGGACCAGGGACAGTGGTTCTTGTAGTGTTCGGCCTTTGCCTTGTTTCTTTGTGCCTTTTGCTGTTTGCTTTGTCCCTTCTATTGTATAAATACCATAAGCGCGATCAAGTCCCGCAAAAATCGACATAAGTTCCAATGCTACTTCTTTCATGGTGCCCCTTAGAGAAGGGACCCCATACTCCCCTTGCGTTAAAAGTATAGAGTCCCTAAGCTAACAACAATTATTCCCAATCCTTTTCGGATTGGTTTTCTATTGCGCCCTTGCTGGCAGGTTTACTCAAGGCAGACATACCTCCTTCTTCACAAAAGTCAGCAAAGCTTTGTCCTTCGTTGAACTGTTCTGCGTCAGTCAGTAATGATTCCATGGCCACATTAAAACCAAACCAGGTGCCCTTTGCGTTGGACTCCTCTTTGATGTTTATGCGGTACAGTTGAGCAAAGGAAGGCGGTGTAAACGTGCCTTTCTTGCCTTTAACCACTTGGGTCACAACCATGTTGTTCCATGATCTTGAGTGCTTTAACTGAGAACCAGACATGTTAATCACACAACGATAGGTTGTATCGTTAAGGTGCAACAGTCCGTAATGGTTTCCAGTGTTGACCAGTTGAGTTTTAGAACCGTCGCTTTTAGTCAAGATGTCACGGTACTGCGGGTCCCGTTCTGCTTGATAAACCAGTTCGGTGTCGGCAGGGTGAACAGAGACTAAACCGCCTCCGTCTTCTCTGAGTCGCCACTCAACATAGTTTCTATCGTACCAACAAGGTTGGAATAAAAATCCCTCTTGTCCGTCGATGACAGAGTTGTTCCCTGTGAACAGAAAATCCCCGGCACTTGCATCAGCATGATACTCCGGTTTTGTTTTGTTCAGAACAGGGGATAACGCCTGTATGATTTGTATTCGCGGAGTGTTTAAATCGTCCGCGCCCACTTCTCCGAAGCCTTTTCCGGCATGTTTTTCAAACAATGCGGTAAGGTCGGTCTTCTTAGTAGAGCTACTACCATTCGCTTTTTTACTAGCCATATACTTTCATCCTTATATATTTAGTTCTTTATTACTTTTGTGCGTTGTCCTGTGTACACGGAAAATAATTTCTGTGTGCCACTGTCAAACGCGGTTTCGCCACTCTCAATAAGCGCCTTTACTTCGGCTTTGAGCGTAGATGGGTGGACCGCCTCCTTTTGCATAGGCTCTAGCCCCTGTTTTGCCAGGGTGTCCATTGTCTTTTTTGCTTCGTCATCTTCGCCTGCCGCGAAATTAATGCTGACGACGTTCTTTATAAGGTCGCCACGACCATTGTCTCTTAGCCACTGGTGCGCTTCTTCCTTATTTTGTTCCGTGATCCGTGCAGAGTAGAAAGGATCAACTGAAATACGCGAGCCGTCGTCCATACGCAGATCGCTGATTCCAAGTTCCTTCATCTTCTCCGGAATAGTCTCCTCGCTGTACTGTCGGTACTGTTCTTTTAATCGCTTAAGTTTTTCCTCAGCGTTGCCAATAAGGCCACCGATCTCGAGCATATCATTCATGTCTTTGGACAGGGAACCAAGGTCCTGGTCCTTAACTTTTGTGACTTTCTTTTCAACCGATTGTTCAAACAGGTCGATGATGTTGTCTTCTTTTTTAGTTGTGCTCATTGAAAAATCTCCCACAATGAGTAACGACTATTACGATTACTTATTAAGTCTTTTATTGTTTCCTTGCTCACGATGCTAAGATTTTTAGGTAGATCAAATATTTCTCCATTAGCAATGTCCACAATCTTTTGGTCCTCGAACCTAAGTGGACTGTCATCTGTATGAGAAACTGTAATGAGGTCGTGCATGTCATTACTTTCTGCGTATATCTCCATACAGCCCACCTTAATCCTGACGTGGTGTTCGTTTTGTTCTACTTTGCATTTATCGCTCATTAGTCCCATTCCCCAGGACCAATGTCTGCGATCTCTGTTGTAATAGGGCGTATTTTCCAAGACTCGTCTGTTTGGTCTAGTTCTTCTTGTTTTTCTTTTGCGCGCAAAAGAGCTTCGTCTGTGGTGTCTTCGACTGCCATTAGACTAAGGGTACTTAGGGTTAGGATCGCGGAGAATTGCTTTCTTTCCGCTTCGGTTAGCTGTAGAGCCAGGGTTATTAATGCTTTCAACGTTTCGTTCATTTGTTTTTCCTCGTATAAAATTGTTGTGCAATCACCATTAACATTTTCAGGTTGCAGGAGAAGTATATACCAGATATACTTTTATTGTCAACAATAAAAAACAATAAGAAGAATTGTTATATAATAGAAGGACTAATATAAGAATGAAAAACTATAAGTATCAAACGGAGCCTTACAAGCACCAAGAGAAGACGTTGGCCCGTTCAGCCTTTCGCAAAGAGTTTGCCCTCTTTTTAGAGATGGGCCTCGGCAAATCGAAAGTTCTCCTGGACAACGCCGCAGTGCTTTTTGAGGCCGACAAAATAAATGCGGTGTTAATTATAACACCGAAAGGAAACTTAAGGAATTGGGACAAGAACGAAATACCAAAGCATTTGCCCGAACGAATCGAGAGGGAAGTGGTGGTGTGGCAACCCAACCATACGCAGAAGTGGAAACAAGCCTATTGCGGCCTGGTTTTAGAGGAACACCCGGAAAGATTAGAGATTATGACCATGAATGTTGAAGCGTTTTCCACGGAAAAAGGGTTAAAGTTTGCGCGAGCTTTTGTTTTAGGGCACGAAACCATGATTGCCGTGGACGAGAGCACCTTAATTAAGAACCCACAAGCTAAACGCACCCGAAACCTTTTGAGTTTGTCCCGAGAAGCCTCCTATAAAAGAATACTGACCGGGTTTCCTGTGACCAAGACGCCTCTTGATCTATACGCGCAATGCGCTTTCCTTAATCCCTTATTATTAGGGTTCAAAAGTTATTATGCGTTCAAAGCAAGATATGCGATTACTAAAATGCGGCGCATGGGCCACAACAGTTTTCAAGAGGTTGTGGGCTATCACCGAATGGACGAACTGCAAGGCATGCTCAAAGAGTTCTCTGCCCGCTACACCAAAGACAAATGTTTAGATCTACCGGAAAAGGTTTACATGCAACGAAACGTTGAGCTTAGTGATGAACAGAAAAAAGCCTATGAGCAGATGAGAAAAGAAGCGCTAATGATTATCGCGGACGAAATCTACACCACTCAAACGGTGCTGACTCAGTTAATGCGACTGCAACAAATTGTTGCAGGGAGTCTGCGCGCACCTTCGGGGGAGGTCCAGGTGCTCAAGAACAACCGCATAGGAGAAACGCTTAATATATTGGAAGAAATCAGTGGTAAGGCGGTGGTTTTCGCGGTATTTCAAACAGATATAGAGCAGTTGACCAGAAAAATAGCCGAGGTTTATGGGGACGATAGCGTGGCTTCTTATTACGGGAAGACCTCACAAAAGGACCGGGAAGCAATACTCGATAACTTTCAAGACCCGGACCACCCGCTTCGGTTCTTTGTCTCTAATCCGCACACCGGGGGCCGGGGACTAACCTTAACGGCGGCTTCTCACATGATTTTTTACTCCAACAGCTACGATTTAGAACTAAGAATACAAGCAGAGGACCGGATTCACCGCATTGGACAAGACAAGAGTTGTACTTATATTGATCTGGTGTGTGAAAATACAGTGGACGAGAAGATTTTAGCTTCACTGAAGAAGAAAATAGACATTTCCAACGAGGTTTTAGGGGAGGTACGACAATGGTTCGGGAAATAAAACAAAAAACGCCTAGGCAAAAAGATAAAAAGGACACGCAAATAAATATCCGGCTCACGTCCATTGAAAAAAGGAACCTGGACATTATGAGTCGAAGACAATGGCGCAGTTCCAGTCAGTTTGTCCGGCGGTTAATAAGTCGGGAATGGAAGCGAGTTCGACAGAAGGAAGGCGCGGCCTCGATTGATGCCATGATCGATAGTTTTGAGTCCGGGGACCAAGGAGGAAAAGACGTTGGGAACATTTTTTAGTTGCTTTTTTGCGTCCTTTTATGTAACCTTATGGGACATGATAGGAAAACAAAAACAAATAATAAGATTGTCTCTTAATGCGGAGAGTTTTGGTAAAGCCAGAACCGCCGCTTTAGCTCGGGATGTGTCTATTGAAGAACTGTTCTTGAAGTATATTGAAGACGACTACATCGAGAACGGTGAAGCGATGGAGGCCCATCTTGACGCTAAGAGCGATTATTTCAAGATATACGAGTTTCAAGAACGCGGTTATTCATAAGCGGGTCTCCCTACTCGAAGTCTGGTCGTGGACCGCGTTCTCTATGAAAGTATGCATGACCGGACAATGGGAAAATAAGGTCTATTTGAAACACGGGTCCGCCCCAAGTCGATAGTCTACAGACAAAGGCCTTGTTTAAAATCCTAGTGGCTGTAGACGATGGGGCACTCCTCCGAGAGAGGGAGAGAGCACATGATAAGAATAAGAAATAAAGAACACCAGTCCCTTGGACTCAAAGAACTCAAAGCGTTGGCCTTTGATTACCCCAATGACGCTAAGCTGGGGGAAAAGATAAGAGAGCTTATCCGAGACGCGGAAAAAGACGGTTATCAGCGCCCCGAGAACGCCTACCCTACCCCGACGACGGGAGGATAGTGTGTACGGCAAAACGCGATTAAAGGACTGGACCCGCTACCTTGAGGAAACGGACCAATCAGCGCTTTTAGCGGACGGCTTTGAAGAGGCTTTTATAGGTATGTCTTTGGAGTGGGGACCACCGAGGGCGGTTTATAGTTATGACAAGTGCATTGAGGTACTGGAAAGAGACATGGACTACGAGGACGCCGTGGAGCATATGGAATTTAATGTGACCGGGGCCTATGTGGGCGAACAAACCCCGGTGTTTACGAGAGAGGAAACAAAGTGACAATGGAAGAAAGAATAATAGGGCTTAGGATAAGGGCCCGACAACAAAAACAGGCGTCGAAGACCGTGTCTCAAGCGATAAAGGACTTGGAAGAACTTGGGTTTTCCGAAGAAGCCGCCATAAAAGCGTTGTCTAAAATTATAGGGGTAAGAAAAGAGTGCGTCTCTAATTTTTTAAATCGATCAAGTTTGCCAAGAGGCAACTACAAAAAAACATTGGAAAAACTACAGGAGTTTTCTTCGGTTTATGTTAAAACCGGGGGTTTCTTTGATGGTTAAGATAAAAAGATGGCGACGTATGAACCCAACCCGACCTTTTGTTGAGGGCGTACATATTAAGCGCCACGACCCGGAGTTTCTAAAGTGGTTTGACGAACACCAAGAGAACTATGCGGACTGGTTTGTGGAGCGAGTCAAGAGGGGCAACACCCACTGTGTGGCCAGAGCCGTTTCGGAATGGGAAAAGGCCGGAGGCGGTCAATGAGCAAGGAGGATATGGTCAACCACCCGCCGCATTATAATCAAGGTGGAATGGAAGTGATCGATGTTATTGAAGCGGGGATCGGGGACCAGGGATTCATTGGCTACTTGCTCGGGAACATCTTGAAGTATCTTTTGAGATTCAGGCATAAGGGAAAACCAATCGAGGACCTAAAGAAGGCCCGGTGGTACTTGGATAAACTGATCGCCGTTTTTTCAGGAGAGAAAACAAACAAATGAGCCGAGAAGAAACGTTTGCGCGTTAAGGAACGGCTCAGGTTGAACCGGGGGAGGGGGCTTCCCCGGTTTAATTGTTGTTACGCTACAACAAACACCCAAAAACCTCATTTCTACAAAAGTAGGACTGAGGTAGGAATTAGGCCCCGG